CTTTGCCCGCTTCTGGCATAGTTCCAAAACTTTTCAAGCTGAGCCTCAATCGTCCCTGACATGCGTTGCTTTTCAATCTCAAGCGCTTCGCTGTTGGAAAAGTAGAGCGTTTCAACCTTGCCGTTGACAGCATTGGCGCGTTGAATAACAGCGTTGTTGCTGTGTTCGTAGCGGTTTAAACAACGATCAAAGTCAATATTGACGCTGTTATATGTTATTCTTGGAAGTCCCATGACTAAGCCGCCTTAACAAACCAAATTCCGGTAAATGCAACAGTTGGTATTTCGCTGCCAGTTGCAGTTGTACTAATCCAGTCAACTTTTGCCTTGTCTATAATATATGAATCTGCAAAAACATCTGCATTGGCATATACATAAAGAGCAACTGTAAATGTTTCGTCTGATTGTGGATTGAAATAAATATATGGTTTATAATCATATTGTATAATGGCAGGCGAACTATCGAGCAAGCTTAATTTTAAATTAATAATTTCGCTTGTGCTTCCTGAACCATAGTTCGGTTGAGTAACCTCTATAAAAAAAATGTACAGATCGGCTTCATATTGAGAAGTTGAATTATCATAATAAGCGTCTGCCGCTTCTGTCGTGGCTGTTTCATCAGCGCTAACTGAAAGAGTTGTATCATCAATGCTGCCCTCAGCAACTTTATTAATATCATAAAAACCAACCGCTCCGCCAGCCGCAGTACCAGCAAAGCCAGGTATATCGAAAACTCTAAGAGTATGCTGAAACGATCCATTTAAAAAATCAAAGCTTTGTCCTACAAGTAATGATTTTACCGCAGTCCACCCACGCGATCCAGTTTTAACATTTGGCAAATTTGAAAGAGTTATGGCTACATTATCACCCGTCTCAAGTAATGCCGTTTGATGGTTAGAACTTATATTTACAATAGTGGATAAGTCCAAAAAGTTTGTCATTCTATATTTTGCCCATGCTTGGAATAGGGTCAAATCCGCGCCGTCGGCAGAATCAAGACTATAATAATATACTGCTAATTCATTGGTTAAGTTCGGATATGATGCCAAAGTATCAGCGCCATATGTTCCAATAGAATAGGTATCGCTAAACTCTCCTGTTGCATGATTATATTCGTAACTAATTAATTGAGAGCTTGATAATTCTTTAAAATCGGAGTGCCTGATAGAGTTTATAGATTCGATGTTCTCGCTATCAAAAGTATCATCCGCTGAATAATTTTCATAAAAATCCAAAAAATCATTACTACCAACATCAATTTTACCGTCACGTATCATCAAAAAAAGCCCATAAGGTTTAAGCAAATTAGATTGGATGTGATCCAAAAAATTAAATTCTTCATCAGGAAAGTAGAATCGACATTGTGCCGGATGATATTCTATGTAGTTAAAAATTTTCCATCCTAAGCGTTCTATGTTTTCAACTGCAATTTCAGAATCAGTTAGCCCAATATTTAAAAGACAATTCCCTATATAATCACTGAAGTTTACATTTGCGTCAAAATCATATTTACCATTTGTCCCCGCTGTTGTTGACATAGCCAAGTGAAGGAATATACGCAATGGATCACATGAAAAACCTAATCCTTGTCGCACTATTGAGTTGACCGCATGGCTTGAAGGCGAAGATGTGCCACCTATCGGCCTCGTTAAATCAGTGACTTCATTATTGATGCCACCCGCAAGTGTTTCATATTTTATAATCTCTGAATTTATTTTGACGACCATGTAAATCCGATTGTCCAAGTTATTTGCCAAGTCAGTAGGTTCATATAAGGCAGAATCGTCAGCAACATAAAACGATGTATCTGCGGAAGCCATAGCAAAGTCAATTGACGTATTTAGATTTGGGTATCCAGTATTGCCTATGTTTTTATTAAGCAATTCAAGCAATCCGTCTCTACATTCAATATCATAAGTCAATAAATCAGCATTCAAATAATAATCAATTACCTTCGCCCCTGCAACTGTAAGGTTAGCAAAATCGGCATAGTTAATCTCTTGAAATCCGAGTTTTATTGTTACGGTTGAACCAAGAACGGCCTCACTATTCAAAAAAGATGTTACTTCAGCATTAAAATCTACAATCGAAATGACGTATGTTCCGCTAATATATGAAGGCGTGAAAATATCAAGTTCGCCCTGATTGAAACGAACATTCTTTAAATACTTTTTATACGTCACTCCCATAGGCGGAGATAGAATATCCGCAAAAACGTCACTAACAAACTTCGTGTTAATGCCGCTAAATTCAACAGCAAACACTGGCTTTTTGTAAGCAAGCGCATTATAGGTATTATAGCTCGATGATGCAGTTCTCATAATGTGCTCGATGATACCAGGCGCTCACCGCGTCTGACTTGACGATTTATTTCAGGCATTATTCTGTTCCGCAGAGTAATGGGATCAAGAAAACTTATATTCGGCAAGTTTAGATTGACTGTTACATTGCCGCTGGTTGACAATCTAGCATCTTGCATAACTCTCGCTCGATCCCTTGCCCGATTTGGCGCAAGTGGTACAATGGCCTCGGGTTGCGAGTTTTCGCCAGTAGCTACAAGTGTAGGCCTGCGTACAATCATTCCGCTTTGTGCATGAGGTATGTCTTGCGGGATAATGCCGCCGCGTTTAAAACCAAATAGCGAACCTAATAAAGCACCGCTTTCGCTCGCGCCGCCTGTTGCAGATGCAAAAGCGGCCCTCAGTATTGTAGTTGTAATTAATTGAGCAAGTCCTTTTATTTTATCTTCTGTCGTACCGCTGCTAAAAGCTATCTGTTCAAATGCACTAATAGCAGTTTGCCCCATCGCATAATATGCCCGCTGCAAATCTTCTGCTTTTTGCTTTTGCACTTCTAAAGCTTTCTCTGTTTCTGCTTCTCGTTCTTCACGGTCAAGCTCTTGCAATGTGTTTAATAGCTCTTGCCGAGTTCTAAGCAATTCATTGGATTCCCTGGCCTCATCGCGTGTAGATTGTCTCTCTAAGTCTGAAATCTGTTTCAATGCGTTAGTGGCTTCGTTGATTGCCCGTGCTTCGTCCCTTGCTGCTTGTGCGGCTATTTCAGCCTTGCGCTGTGCCGCTGCTTGCGATTTCTCACGCTCAATCTTTTCTTCTTTTAGTTGATCGAGTACACGTTCGGATATTTTAAGCCACTTTTCCTCGGCAGGCGTGCGGGTATTTTTGAACTTTTCATAAAGCGCAATCGCATTTTTTATCTTCTCATTATTCAGTTGTTGCGCCGTCGCCGCAACTTGCGTTAAAGCAAGGAACCGATTGATAAACGGCAAAATAACTTGCGCCGCTTCCTCGTAGCGCTTCTTAAAGTTTTCTATCGCAATGAGAAACTTCTGCGATTCGACATTGGTTAGTTTGGTCTTTTCGGCAACGGCAGTAAGGGCGCGAACGCCCGCACCTCCCGCCAATAATAGTCCACTTGTAATTTTAGCAACAGTTTTTGTTAATTCTCTGCCGGAAATATTAGAACGTCGAAAGCCTTCATCAATTTCACGGTTTGAAGCATTCGCTTGTTTACTCAATTCTTTTACGCGCTGAATAAGGCTTACCAGCCTGGCCTTTAAATCTTCCAGGCCTTTGCTGGCATTGCCGGTGACTTCAACGGGTATGTTTATTGCCATGTTGCTGTGCTTCTAATTGCTGAAATTCGCTGACTTCGTTTTGAATGTGCGCGAGGTATTGTAACAGCCTGCGCATGTCATTTGCATTACTCACGCCAAAGCTTTTTATTGCAACTTCGGCAAGATGATTCTCTTTTATAAATGGACTTGAGACAAGATTCCATACTTTGATAATTTGAAATTCAACCGCTGAAAGCTTTGGATAAAAATCAAAAGGGCAAAAATTGCAAGAGGTGTTTACGCCGCGACTTTGCTTGCATTCGTTGCACCGTTCGGCGCTGGCGTCGGGATAGAGGTATCCCCAGCGAACGGCCTTCGCAAGTTTTTTAGAATATTCTCATCTGTCTCAAAGGCCTTGTGGTCTGTAGCCGTTTGCAGCATCCACTCAAGGCGAACCTTGCCTGCCCGCGTGCGATAAAACGCGGCTTTAGTTTCATCATTGCATGGGATAGGCTGGCCGTCTTTTCCATTTACGCCTTTCCAGTCAAGCAAGATATGCTTGAGAATTTTCTCATCGTTATTTATTGCGCGAACCGTTTCCATTTCAGTATAACGCAATAAATAGCTTTCATCCTGTGCCTGAGTATGAAACTCAAACCACATTTGATCATCTTTTGAATCGAACAAATTCATGCTGCCCTCACAGAAGATTAAGTATCGTAAGCCGTCGAAACATCGTCCGTCAAAATATGCCGCAAAATATTTGTGATTCCACTCATGCCATTTGGAGCGCTCTGCGCTTGCAAAGCACGAAGCACGATTGTTTCCGGTACTCGCCCTGGGTTTGCCGCGTCGATTGTCGTACTAATCACCCGCAAGGCAGGGAATGACCATACTGAGCCATAATTCCCGCCGCTGATTGCCGGCCCAACCAAAGTCAAATCCATCTTCTTAAAATCTTCGCCAGTGGTATCAACAATATAAGTCGTGGCCGAGTGCTCATTGAAAGTCATAGTAATTTGGCAATCAATGAATCCGCCTTCCTCGGGCATGGCCGTAAGCCATTCATTAGTCGAACCTCCCCTTGCACAAAATTCCGCGTTGATGTCACGATTGAAAACGATTTCCATGCTTGAAGGACAAACCGCGTCACCAGATGCAAGGGCATCTCCCGACTGATCATTTATTCTCACCGTCGTGTTGCCGAATGGAATCCACAGGGATTCCGTTCTTGCCGTAACTGAAGACATGCTTGAATTGGTTTGGCCAGATACAAGCACATTATCACCAATGCCGCGAATTTCGAATTGCCAATGTCCACCGGCTGCACCCGAAAGCGTGAATCCTGTCGGCCTGAAACTTGGTATTTCGTGAACCGTCGTAAAGTTAGCCAGCAAGGTATAAAACAAATTCGGCTCGGCTTGTACGTCCATCGTGTGCGTATAAGGTGACGCGCCGCCCGCTATAGAATCGTCGCCAATAATTGCAGCAATTAGATTCCAGTGCGTATTCGCCCAACGTAAGGTGCCGTTCAAAACCGGATTGACCAAGCGATTGCCCGCGTCGATATATTGCGGGTAAGTTTGCCCAAGCGCTTCATCAAGCAATGGCTCAGGATTCGGAACCATGCCGGTAAGCGAATTAAGCAAAATAGCAGCACTGGCGTTGTCGGCATCAACTGCCGTGCCCCAGGTTGTTCCTTTCGCGAGCGATACTATAACATCTTTGCCTCTGGCCATTTTGATATTTCCTTCTTATATTATACAAGTCTTGGTGATGCCGAC